GAGGTAGTCGGTGCTGGTGATCGCCGCGCGCGAACCCCGGAAGTTGACGTAGTTGACCTGCGTCAGCGCCATCAGGTTGTTGAAGGTGTTGCGTTCCAGCGTTTCCCCCATCTGCAAACCCACCAGTTCGGTGGCCTTGGAGAACAGCGGGTGGAACACGGTCATCTCGGCAACGTCGGTGATGACGACCTTGTCACCCCATTGCTGGCAGACGGCCGATACTTGGCCGATCGTCAGCGATTCCCCGAGCGGCGGACCGACGCCTTCGGCGAGAGGCTGGAAGGGCAGCGCGATACGGTTGTACCGCGTGGCGGTATAGGTGGTACCTCGGCCCTTTTCGAGACGCAGCGGGTCGCCGAACTGATAGGCGACAAGCTGGCGCCGCGCGAGCGGGAGCGTTTCTTCCTGGATGAACGCGACGACGTCCGAAGAGAAGTTCGGCGCAGTGTTGTTACCGGCCATTGTGATCCCCTTTCGGGGCACAATGCCCCGCTAGATGGTTGCGTCTCTCAGCCGTTCGCGCAGTGCAGCCGAAGCGGACTTGCTTCCGCCGCCGCGAACGTCCGACCCGGTTGTGGTTGGCGCTGCCCGTTCCCGAGCCACGTTACCCGCAGCGGTTCTTGCCTGCGTCGCTCTCGCTTTGCCCGCGCCGGCCAGAACCTGCTGACCGATGATGTAGGCGGCGATCACTTCGCGCGGCGGTGGCGTTCCGCCGTTCCGAATCTGCTCTGCGTGGAGTTTCTCGACTTCGGCGCTGACCTTGGCTACCGCAGGCTTCGTGGCGCACATGGACGCAAAAGCGGCCCTGTCCCCTTGGTCTGCGAGGCTTCGTTCGAGCCGGGCGACAACCCCAAGAGTGCGCTGCTCGGTCTGGCGGGCGATATATTCCGCACGCTCCCAAGGCTCCATCTGCGCGAGGCGCTGTTGCTCTTGGGCTTCGGAAGACTGGCGCTGTTGGCCTGAAAGGAGGGCTTGCAGTTCCCGGCGCGAGGCTTCCGCTTCGGCTCGGGCAGCGGCGGCTTCCTGCGCGTAGGTGTCGCGCTCGGTTGCCAGTCGCTGAATGCGGGCGCTACCCCGCGAAGGCTGCTGCGCTCCCTGTTCCCCTTGCGGTCGCCCTTGATCGTCAAGATCGTCGGGGTTGGCGTTGTCCTGATCGTCAAGATCAAGGGTGTCGTCGATGGCGTCAAAATCGTCGCCGCCGTCGAGGGGCAGGTCGTCAGGGTCCATGTTCTTCTCCTAGCCGATTGCGTCGGCAAGACGGGGTTGGTGAGGTACGGCCACCAGTCGGTAGCTAGGTAGATACTGTGAGGCGGCTCTAGCTGTCAAGCTACTGCACGTTCCACGGCCATTCGTCGAGCGGGCTGTCGTCCACGGTCACTTCCTCGGCATCTGCGGAGCGCCGGCCGCCGCCATCTGGTCGGGGTGAATCTGGCCTGGCGCTCCGGGTTGGCTCTGCGGCATACCCGGTTGCCCGCCTGCCTGCGGGCCTCCGCCTGGCGCGCCGCCCGGCTGGCCTTGGCCCTGCTGCGCTTGCGCCTGCTGCTTCATCTGCAACTGGTGCTGATGTTCGCCCATATGTTTGCGGATTGTCCCGTGAGGGTCCATCGTCTGCTGCATCGCCTGCATATGCACCTGCAAGTGATGCATGTCGTCGTCGCCCGCATGGACCTTCGCGTCGAATCCGTGGACCAGCATTTCGTTTTCGAGATGCGGATCGACGGTGATCGCGGTTTCTTCGCTGAACACCAGAGGCGCGATGCGCGGGCCAAAGACGTTCTCGAACATCTGCGTGATGACCGGAGCCATGTTCAGCTTGTAGCCGGGGTACTGCTGCGGCGGGATACCCTTGACCACGTTCACCGCAGCGATCTGCTGCTGCATCTGCGCGGCGTTGCGCGCGCCCTCGACCCCGAACCAGCGGAAGTCATATCGGCGGTGAACCTGCTGCGGCTCGATTTCCTCCATGATGACCTTGCGCCCGACCTCGCCAAACCCCCGAACCGTCAAGGCGTTGTCCCGGTACTGGTGGTCGTATTCGAGGATGCGCGACACCAGAGGCGTGAGAATGTTATCCTCTATAACTTCGACGGCGGAGACTGTGGTCAGCAAGTCAACCTGCTGCTCCTGCGCCACTTCGGCCTGAGACATTTTCTTCTTGCCGCCCGTCGTACCGGGGATCATCGACGGGTTGACGCCAAGCGTCTGGAATATCTGCGAACGCACTTCGAGAACGCGCTCGAATCCTTCGCGCCACATCTCGGGTATCTTGGCGAAGCTGGTATCGTTGGGGCTGGTAAGCCACACGGCCAGGGGGCTGAACACCAGACTTGAGACTCGAGGGTTCTTGGCCGGGTCGGACATGATGATCGGCGCGGCAGAGTAGTGCGCGCTGTCCGCCGCCTCGTTGGTCATGTCGTTGGCGAGTATCCACAGGTCGAGGACGTCGGCCACTGGCGCGCGGCCGTTGAACACCCCTGCCTGCTTGTCAACCGCGACGGACAACACAGGAACCTGGTCGCACCAAAACGGGCAACGCTTAACCGACAAGACGTGCTCGCGCCCGGCGGCGTATATGCGGCAGAGCCTGCGCTCCCCGCCGCCCACGTCCATCTTGGTCCATGTCTCGTAGACGTAGGCAACCTTGTCATCGTGCTGCACCTTGACGCCAGCAGCCCGACCTTGCGCCTTGGCCGTGTCCTGGTTCCGCGCGCGGGGGTTGTTCCCCATCGCCTCCATCAGTTCGTCGGCGGCCTTGATGGAAATTTCCTTCTTTGCCTTGCGCCGCTTGATCTCGGCTTTCGACCAGCGGCGCAGGATCGTCACCGACCCGCCGGCCTCGATCGCGTGGTCGATGCTGCGCGCGGTGAAGGGAAGGACCAGCAGGTCGTTGTCGAGAAGGACTTCCACGACCGGCCCGGCGTCCTCGACTTCTTTGGTTTCCATGTCGTCGATAGGTTCAGCCACGTCTTCGGGCACTTCCATGCCTTCGACCTCGACGGGCTTTCGGATTTTGCGGGTGACCTCGCGCGTCACCTTGTCCCACCCGACATAGATCGAATACTGGCCCTCGCAATCCCCGTTGACGCAGAGCGGTTCGACCACCTGGGTTTTGAGGTTCAGGCGCCTGATATAGTATTCCAGAAGAGATATGGTAGCGTGGGGGATATCGCCGTTTTCGGTCACGACCTCGACGTACTTGCCCGAAGGCGGGAACAGTTGATTCGAGAACCGCGTCTTGCGCGCCTCGACCGCGTCGTGAATGAAGGGCACCGCTATCATGCTGGTCCCATTGTAGAATTGACGGTCCGAGAGTTTGTTCTCGTAGGCGTTCCAGTGGTCCTTGATCGCCTCGGCGCGTTCCTGTTTCCGCTCGAACCCCTTGTCCACATCGCCGATGATTTCCTCGGCGTCCTCGCGGATAGACTTGCGCGTGGTGAGTTCGGCGTCGCGGTCCTTGACCTTGCGGTCCGGCGCATCGTCTTCGATCTGCGGAGTGGTCGCCAGTTCGGGTTCGTCGTCCACTGCTATCTCCTGGCGGAGAGATGTCGTGCCCCGCTCGCCGTGGTTGCATAGAATAGTTCGTCTTCTTCTGCAAACATACCGGCGTCGGTCAGCGCAGCGAAGCCCTCGATCGCTTCAAGCAGCGTGCGGTACGGGCCGGGTTCGGCATCCAAAGTCAGCACGCCGTTCTTCAATCCCCTTGCGTACCCACCGGCCAGGCCGTTCAACGTCCACCGCGCATTGGTCGACACCTGCACGGCGGGAAACCCGCGCAACTCTTTCTGGAACAGCCGCGCCAGCACGGGCTGGCCCTCGACGCTGGTGCCGCTGCGCTGGACAGCGACGGGTATCTTGGCGCACGCCTGGGTGACGCCTACGTTGCTGGCCCAATCGAAATGCTTCGGCTCGCAGGACACGGTCACCTTGCGGCCAGCCGTCATTTGCGCAGCGGCCACCATGTCGGGCATGTGTTCGGCCGGCGATCCTTCGCGGACCCAATCCTCGCGCACGTACAGCGCGCCGTCGCGAACATGGCACAGCGCGCCGGTCAGCAGGTTGCGCTCGGCGCCGACCACCAAGAAGGGCGGAGCACCGCCGATCGCGCCCATGTCCTCTACGACGTGGCGAGCCGAAAAATGATCGTGGATCGGCGCTCCGGGTCGTAGACGGAGCGCATAGGCCAGAGCGTTTGGCGCGTCGATTGCGCCAGATGGAAACCGCCGTAACTGCGCCATCAGGTCCGGGCACTCCTTCGCGAACGAGACACGACCCGCTCGGAAATACGGTTGAAGTCCTCTGATGAAGTCAAGTTTTCCTTTGGGGGCCCGGATAGCTCGGAAGGGGATAGATTGCCCCCGTCGAGCCTGCTCGGAGCGGATGGGCTGTAGCAGAAACTCGTTTAGGCCATCCTCTTCCACTCCGATCCAGACGGGCGGCAAGTCTTGGTTCAACCCGACGTCGAACATCGCAGAGACGATTTCGTCGGGCAGCAACTTGCGCGCCCACGAATCCCAGATAACCAATCGGTCAGCGCCGGTCCACGACCAGCTTGCGAACCCCGTGGTGGCGCTGCCTTTGTTCACCGTGCGCGCCGGGTCGAACATGGCATAGACGGCCTGCCATGTCCTGACCTGTGGCTCGACGGTCATAGGGTACTCGGAGAAGGTATGCTCGCCCTTTCGGATGATCTGACACAGGTACTCCCGCTCGAAGTCGTCGATCATGCCTTGCTCGGCCAGTTCGTCGCGCTTGGCGTCGATCCAGGATAGCGGATACCTATCCGCCCACGACGCCTTGCGTTCGCCGTTCTGGTCGAGGTATTCGATCGGGTAGACCTTCGCCTTCCAGCCGCGAGCGTTTATAAGCCGCACGGCCAGAGCGTCGGGGGCCAAGGGGGTGGCGGCCACGCGCACCAGGGCGTTGACGTCGCAGGCTGGTAGCAGTTCGCCGAAGAACCAGCGGCGCACTTTCATGATCCGCTTCTCGTCGGCCACGCTCTCGTTGTTCTCGATGTCGTCGCAGAACACGGCGTCGGGCCGCATGTCCTCGAACTTGGTCCCGCGCAGCGCCTGGCCGCGCCCGATCGCCAGCAGCCGCACCCCGGCGCTGGTGACGATCTCGCCGTCTGACCAAGTGGGTCCGACGAGGTTGCCGAAGACCTCTTGCAGCTTCTCGTTCGTCTCCATCTCATGCCGAATGGTGTGGAGGCGTTCGCAGGCCCGGTCGTAGGTTTCCCCGATCAACAGCCCGTTCTTGAACTCGCGGAAGCCGGCAAGCAGGGTCAGTGCCTCTTCGGCGATGGTCGACTTGGCCGACCCACGGAAGGCCATCTCAAGCAGGCGCGGCACCCCGACGTTGTGCCAGTCGCGGATCATCGCTTCGTGGAATGGCTGGGTTCGACTGCTGTGCCGGTGGTTGAACAGGATGCGATGCGCCAGCACGCGGTCTTCGTACAACCGCTTGAACAGTTGGGCGTGCTGATCTTCGGGGGTCATCGTCCGGTGACGTGCTCGTAGGTAGCGAACTGCGCGAACGAGAGTATGCCAAGCCTATCGTTGGTCGACAGCCCGCCTTTGGGGCCGCCGTGGCGCGTCCCGCTCCACCAGCCCCCGTCGTCGCTGGGGTAGTCGTAAGCGATGACCACTTTCATATCGGGGTTCTCGTCCAGCATACCCAGTACGTCGAGAAGCGCTTGCCGGGCGGTCTGGTCGCTGGTGGCTGCGCCAAAACGGACAGGGGTGACGTTGTCGTTCATGTCGTCGCGCGGATCAACGCGGCGTGCGCCACGGACGCCAGCCCGATTGCTTCAAGCTGTGTGAGATTGATCGGTTGGACAGTGGTCTGCACCGCGCCTGACAGGATCATCACGCACTTGTCGTGGGGGATCACACCGCGCTCGATCATGTCTGCGACACCGCGCAGATAGGTAACGAGGTTCATTTGGGGTGTGTCCGCGCCGCGCTGTTCGACCTTGGCGCCGTGGATGGTGAGGACGTCAGCCATCACTGCTCCTGCCAATCATAGCGATCTTTCATCATCGCGTGCCACGCCTTGCCACGCGACGGCGCGGTGATGAACGACGTGTAGGCCGATCGCGGAACCTCTGCGCTGAACACCTTGCCATCGGTGAAGGTTATTTCAAGCATCGACGTGTCGTGGTCGTAGCTTGTCTGTGCGATGAAGGTGCTGCGCTGCTGGATGACTTCTGCCAAGGTTTCCTCCCCTACGGCTGCGAATACAGTCGTGCCTCTGCTGCTCTGCGTTTCACCAAGCCCTGCTCGACTTCTCCGCCGGCAATGTCCCAGCGCGCGAACTGCGCTGCGGCTGCTGCATAGTCCCCGGCGTTGTGCAGGCGCAAGAGGGTCGAGGTCTCCAGCGCGTGATCGCCGTCGTTGAACGCGAAATCCACTAGCGCGTCAAACTGGTTCTGCGTGCAGGCGTTGGCGCAGGCGTTCACCGCAGCGACGGCGCTGGCCGTGTCAGACAGGAAAAAAGCTTCGGCCTGTTCCGGAGTGATCGTCTGGCCCATATCGACACCAAGCGTGTGCCCCCAGCCGATCGTCGGGACGCCTGCACCATCTCGGTACGCGGTCAGGCTATAGCCCTCGAACGACTTGGTCAGGTTCTCACCCGCCTCGCTTTGCTCAAGTGGCGGGTTGAGGGGCATCGGCCACCTGAGGCGCTGCTTCCACAGGCGCTGCTTCCACAGGCGCTGCTTCCACAGGCGCTGCTTCCACAGGCGCTGCTTCCACAGGCGCTGCTTCCAGATCGGTGTTCAGTTTCTGGTATGCCGATTCGTAGGAGGCGGCATACGCCTGCAACTGCTCTGCGGTGGGAGGGACGCTGCTGGTCAGCGACTGGTACAGGCTGACCGCAGTGGGTTCCGCTGCGCTGACCCCGGCGAGAACCTTGCTGACGATGTCGATCACCCCGGCCGCAGCGGGGTCGAGAACCCCGATCACCGAACTGATCGCGCTGAACACGCTGGACACGGTCGAGACGACGTTGGTCATTGCACGGGGGCTTTCACGGGCACACCTGCCGCAGCCAGCGCAGTGAGCGCGGCGTTGAACGCGGTGAGGTCGAGGGGGGAGTTTGCAGGCGCCGCTTCAAGCGAAACCACGGCTGCGTGCAGGTCGTTGCTGGCTTTGGCGATTGTCGCGCGTGTCGCGGCGTCGGGGTTTGCGGTTACCACGTAAGCGTCGGCGGCCTGGGTTGTCAGCGTCGCACTTTGCTCGATCGCCGCAAGGGTCGCCGGGGCCATGGTCTGCCCCGCGCAGGCGGACAGCACCGCGACCATTAGCATCGCGCACGATAAGACGATCAGCCAGAGCACGACGCAGCCGTACCCGATCCAGCGGGTTATCGCTGAAGGTCGAACGGTTTCCATCGGTTCGATCACGGTTTCCATCGGTTCGATCACGGTTTCCA